CGACAGCGTGGGCGTGACCAGGTCGATTCCGCCTTGCAGCTGGATCAAGCTGTATTTGACGGTAGGCATTCCTGTGGCCATGATTACGCCAAAGGTGGGCCACTGACCATGGTCGGCAGCTGGTCGATCTCCATTCGCGAGTACAAACGTCGGTACTCGAAGTCACCTCGCGATAGGACTTCAGGGGCGGACTCATATCCGGCGTAGTACATCATGGCCCGATAGACGATGGCCATTTGGAATCGTGCCGGTATACCCGGAGTATCACTGTCAGCCGAGAGACTGACAGGTTGTGTGTAGTATTCAGCATCGATCACGTATGCCTGGTCGGGAGTCGAGCCAAAGGCCAGGTCCTTCTCAGGTGTGATTGCTACAACGACCGGACGTGCGGTCGTGTTGCGCATGTTTGCGTAGCGGTAAAGGTTTCTGAACGTGGTCCAGTCCATGTAGTTCATCAACTGTTCGTCTTTGTAACTTTGGCCAACACTGGAACAGCGGAAACTGTCCCGCTTCCAATTGCCAAAATCAGTAAGACCGGCGTCAGTGGCGCTGTATTGCCACTGAGCCCCAGTCGTGTTGAACGTCAAAGGTTGACGCAAAAACAACCAATCTTCTTTGCTGGTCTGGATGTCAATCCAAGCCTGCTGCACCCAAGACACCATGCGACCGGATTCGCCGGTCTGGCCCTGGGCTGTTGACAGCGCAGGGCCAGAGACGCCGCATTCGACACGGGCTTGGTTGACAAGTTGAAGGAGGTTCATGCGCGGACCCTATTAGGCTGCTTCAGCCAAGACGTTTTGCAGCCATGCACGGCCACGGGGGTTCTTGTCTTCAACCAGGTCAAAGGGGTAGCTCAAACCGTGGCGTGCAACCATGTCGATCTGGTCAGGCGCAGAAGGATTGCGCGTCACCTGGGTGTACTTGGTCTCCTTCATGCGGGCCAAGATTTCGACATACTTGCGCTTCACGGTTGTGGGCACACCCCTGATTAAGGGTTGATTCATGCCGTTGCAATTGACAACGACATGGTTGGGTTGATTCTCATCAGTAGTCGAATGGACCATGACGGTTACCAGCTCATTCATAAAAGCCTCATCGGCTGCGAGCTTGCTGAAATCACGCGACTCGGCCACGGTCTCAATGACCGGTTCGTCGTCGATGATTTCCATTCCTTGGACGGTGTTTTTCTTACTTGCCATCTTTATTCTCCAGGGGGTTAAAAATCCAAAAAGCAGACCACCCGAAGGCGGTCTGCATAAACTCTTCTAGGAAGAGGATGACAACTTACAGGGCCGAGCCAGGCATGACCATGCAGTCGTAGTAAGCGCCAGTCACGCCAGAAGCACTGAGGTCAGTGCTGCCAGGTGTGAACGCGCCAGACGAGCTGGTGGTCACTTTGATCAAACCGACCAAAGTGGTGTTGGCTGTAGCCTGTGCGGGCACAGGGCAGGGGTCGCCAGCAGCCACGATGGGGCCTTGGGTGGTGGTAATGGTGCCAGAGGTGTTGATCCACACACCGAACAAACAAGCCTGGCTTGCAGCCAAGGCAGTGCCTGTGCTGAAAGTCAAGTTGTCGGTTGCACCCTTTGACTTGAACACACCGTTGTTGGTGAAAGTCAAAGTGTTGGTGGTTTTGAAGGTGTTGGCGTTGGTGCCTTCGGCGACGCCAGCTGCGGTCAGAGAAACGAAGCCGCTGTTGACTTCTGAAATGTTATATGACATGGTGAGATTCCTTAAAAAGGTTAGGAGACGGTTGCCGAGAACGGAGTTGCTTCCGTGCCGGTGGCTTTGGTATGAACTTCGACCAGGTATGTGCCAGCAATTGCGTCAGTGATTTCAATGACGTCGCCAGCGTATCCGCCCGTTGTAGTACCGTTAAGTGTGATGGTGTCATCAGAAGCGGCAGTGGCGTAGCCAAGGACCGCAGCTGTGTTATCGCTGATCACGTATGCGCGGCCAGACATGACATCAGTAGCATTGTTCACCTTGATGGTGGTGCTGTTTGATGTAATGGTTGTGCCGATCATAAAGCGGTAGACCGAACCAGTGCCTGTCGCGTTGGGCAATGTGATTGCACAACCTGCGGCTGCATTGATTACGTTCATACGACCTGCGTGGACGTCGCGGTTACAGGTTGTTGCGCCTGTGAGTGCGGTTGGTGGAGTGGCCATCACCGCACCAATCACGTCACCGGTTAACTCCCCGTTGTTGAGAAGGCTGTAATAAGCTGCATTGCTCATGGTGTGTTCCTTTGGTTAGACGGGGCGCTGGATTAACCAGCACCCCTGATCATTACAGAGCGGTCACACCGGCTTCGATACGAGCCATCCAGGCGTCGTTCAAACGCACGGTAGCAAACCAGGTCGAAGCACCCACGTAGCCGAATTGGCCCAATGGGTTAGCGTGGTTGGTCTGGGATGCTTTCAACACCACAGGCTTGATGGCAGACATGCCCTTCAATGCGACTTGGCCCCATGCGTCTTCACCGATAACGATGAAGGGGTACACGTCGACGTTGGCAGCGCCAACAGACAACATGCCGCTTGAACCAACGGAAGCACCGGCAGCAGCGAAGGACTTCAACAGCGGAGAGCTGACGAAGCGGAAGTCTTCACATGCGCCAACTTCACGGTCGTGAATAGGCTTGAATGAACCGTACTCTTCCACGCGGGTGAAGCCTGGCAGGTTACGAATGTCGCTCACTGCGTCAGTGTGGCAGAACACCACATAGGCAGGTTGCACAGCGCGTGTACCGAAGTTCACGCCAGGAGCCAAACGGCTGGTGACGCGGCGGCAACGGTTTGATTCCAAGGTACGGGCAGCTTTACGAATTGCATTCAAGCTGATCGCTGTGTTGATCGCAGAGCGGCTAGAACCGTTTGCGTAGATCACAGTGGAGCCAGCCTTCAACACGCCGTAGCGAACCAATTCCATCACCTCAGCCAGGGTCTCGCCAGTCAGCTTGACCATCTCGCCGGGGATGTCGTCTTCGTACAACTGCTCAGTCTTGGAGCTGTACTTGAACAACACACCGTACTGCTGGAGCTGAACGGACACGTCTTGGAACGTGATGGTGTTGGAGTTAGGAGTCACGCCCTCAGCCAACACGAAGTTGGATGCGGTGATGTCAGGAGTACCAACATAGCGAGAAGAGTTCTCGATTGTGGTGCCTGATGTAGATGCGCCGAAAGGCAGAGTACGACGGAACACCAAAGTGTCTGTCGAGTTCTGGGGCATTTCGCGCTGAGTACCGAAGTCGCCCAAGACGGTGATGGGTTGGGCGTGTTCCAGCATGCCTTGTGCGGCACGGATCAAGTTCCGTGATGCAACTGTGCCGTAATTTTGAATAGCCATGATGTAGGTCCTTTAAAAAAGTTTTCAGTAGCCTTGACGCGCTTTTTGTTCTTCGCGCTTCTTGGCCTCGTAGTTCCAAAGTTCTTCTGGAGACAAGTCGTCCAATGTCTTGGGCGGCGGTGTCTGGCCAGGTCGGGTCGTCGCGGCTGCGGCGAGACGTGCTCCGCGCTCTTGCCTGATTTCCGAAGCAGGTTTCGTTCTCACGTTGTTGAACATGTCCAACATCTTGATCGCGTCTCTGCCATGTGGACTGTCGGCCAAGGCTCTCACCTCGTTAGGCTGAATGGCGAACCATTGTGCAAAGTCAGGCGTGTTGATTGTTTCGCGCCAGTCTTCGTACTTGCCTTCGACACGGGCCTCTTCAATGGCAGCTTGCATTTGGTTTCTAAGCTCGGCCTGCTGAGCTTGTACGTATTCAACGACCTGATTGGCCTGAACACCGCTCTGCATGCCGTTGAGCTTGGCCCCAACGTACTCTTCCATTGCCCCGGCCCATTCCGGGAAATCCTGCTTGAGCTGCTCCCACTTCTCGGGGTTCTTGGCGGCGGCAGCAATGTCTCCCTGCGTAGGCGCGTCTTGTGGTGCAACGGCTTGTTGCGCCTGACGTGCCTGCTGGAATTCACGCTGCATCGCGGCCACGCGACCCTCGGCAGTCTTTACGTGGTGCAGCAGTTGAGAGTTGGCTGTCTCCAGTTCTGTGATGCGGGCCAGGGCCTGCTTCACTGGTTCTGGAAGTCCTGCCAGCGGATCAGCTTCTTGTCCTTGAGCTGGCGCAGCGGCCTGGGGTTGAGGGTCTTCCTGTGGCGGTGTGTCCGGCACAGTGCCTTGGGTCTCGAACGCGGGGGGTTGATCACCGGATTCAAGTTTTGCGGCTTCTTCGTTCCAGAGTTTCTGCGTTTCCTCTTCGGATAGTTGTTGTTCCACTTTTCGCTCTCCAATAAAAAGACCGCCCGAAGGCGGTCACTCAGACAGGTTGTGCGGGACTGTTAGTCCGGCTCAACCACTACACCTCGAGTTGCCGCTTGCGGCAAGTCGAGAAATCGTTTGAGCATCCTGATCTCACCCCGAAGCGCAGCCGTGTCATTTTCGGAGAGTCCCACGGCGTCGTTCCGCACGCGTGCGCGTTCGAGCTCTGCTTCAGCCCATTTGCGCAGTTTGTGCCAGGTATCGGAGGTGTATTCGTTCATGCCATCAAAAAAGCCAGGTCATTGCCTGGCTATGTAATTTTTGGACGCAAGGTCCCTGCCGAGATTCTATGCGAGGCAGGGGGTGGTGCGCAAGTGATCAAAATTGGTTCTTGGACCAACGTGGATAGATGCACAAAGACGCGGTGATCGCCGTGCCCGTACCGCCAGCTGAGATCGGGCGGATGAACGGAGGCATCTCATTGGGTGTGTGGTTGCCAGTGGTGGTGTAAGCCATGTTGGCCGTGCCACCCTTTTGAGTCATGGCGTGCCAATTGGTGCCGTCGCTTGACCCTTGCCAGGTAATCGTCGCTGCCCCAAACGTGCCAAACGTGTGGCATGTTAGGTCCGATGCTGAGCTGAGCTGATAGGGCAAGCCAGTGTCTGCGCTGCCTAATGCCCAAGTAACGATGATCGCGCCGGGAGCGGTGTCGCGACTGACGGTTGCGCTGATTGATGCCATGTTGATTTCCTTTCAGGTTTAGATGCCTTGACCAGTGGTCATTTTTAAATTTGCTTCTGCCGCGTACAGCTCTTTCTTGCCGCGCTCGCGCATTGCCGTGTCGGCCAACTTGGCCTTGATCTGTTCGAGTGTGAGGTTTTGTGTGTTTGCCATCTTCAGCATCTCGATCTCGCGGGTGAGCTGCATCTCGGCCATGCGAATTTCGCCGTCCTGCTGGGCAATCGCTTGGCGTACCTGCAACTCGGCCATGTCGCCCTGGTTCTGGGCCTTGGCCTTCTCCATCTCGATCTGGCCACGCAGCTGAGCCACGGCCAGGGCTGGATCGGGCGGTGCTGCCTGCGGGTTCTTCTGCTGCTCTTTGATTTTCTCGAGTTCTTCCTCGGACTTAAACACGTCCTTGGGATCGATGTGCTGGGCCTGTAGGGCCTTCTCGAATAGCTTCTGGGTATCCAGGTACACGCCGTACACCGGGTTTGCTCCAGCGGCCAGCAGGTTCAGGAATGCCTGGTTCTGGATGTCGCGGATCAGCAGGGCCGATGAGCCACGGGCGTCGATGCTGAAGTCGCCTTTGACTTCTTCATCATCGTTGTACATCATGTTGTAGTCGTAGTACCGGCGAATGTGCGGGCGTGTGACCATGTCGTCGAACTGTTTGACCAAACGACGCAGCACCACGTTGGCGCTGTTCATCAGCATCTGCATGCCACCGACCGTATCAGGCGCTGCGCCTTTCTCGCCCTGCATAAGGACTGGCACGCCAGTCTCCATGTCGGCCAACTCCATGGCCATCTTGATGATGCCGGACAGCTCAGCTTGGTGACTGTTGAATTCCACTGCGGTGAATGCCTTGCGCACGTCGTCCACCTCGTCGGTAGCAAACCATATCTTGCGTGCGCTCAGCTGCCACTGCTTGTCTGCTGGCTGGATAGCGCCAGCCTTGACGATGATCTGTGGCCCGCTGGATACACCGGCGTTGTCCATCATCTGACGCCATGCAGCGTTGAGGACCTTCTGCTGTGCACGCATGAGGTAGGGAATACCATAACCCCACACGCTGTCAGCCACACGCTCCCAAACGTAGAAGTCGTATGGCAGCTCGCCGCCTTCAAGCGGGTTGAGGTATGCCTTGACGATCGTGCTGTTGATCATCACGACGCATGCACTGACCGCGCGAAGCTCGTCCTTGTCGCCCAGCTTGATGCCTGCGGCTTCGAGATCGTCGTAGTCCACGTCGCCCCAATAGCTCCACATCTCATACACATCGCGTGCAATGTCGCGCTGGTCGTCGTCCTTCAGTTCCTGGAATGTGACCGACTTCTTAGGACCTTCTTCCAGCACTTTGCGAATCTGCTCTTTCATGTAGCCGGGCTGCTTGGCCAGATCGCGGACCTGGCGGCTGGTCATTTGCTCGCGCTCGTAGATGCCCTTGCCGTTGTGAATCGAATCGCCGCAGCCTGGGTCTGGCCAGACGTTGCGGGGGTCGATGCTGAATGACGCGGGCGTCACTTCGTTGACGATGTCCAACTGGTGAATGGTGTTGCCCTGCATGTCCTTGTACGGCTGCCAGGCTTTGCGTGTGCGGTTGGTGACGATCGGTCCCTTGATCACGCCGGTGCCCAAGCGGGCCGCGTTGTGAATCACCTTGCGCAATTCGCCGTTGTAGTCACATTCGACCAATTGGTCCTCGATCTCCAGCTGCATGGCCTCCGCCTTCTTGCGTGCTATCTCTAAGGAGGCACGGGCGATGTCGCGCATAGCCAAGGGCTGGCCAGTCTCTGGGTGCATCAGTGGTTGGCCGGTCTCGCGGTCACCGGCCATCTGGGTGTCGCGGCTCATGGCCATGAGCTTGGGTTTCGGTGTGGGCTTGATGCCCCAATTGCGGTCGTCGGTGGGCAGCAAAATGTCGGAGATGCGTGCCTCGGCTGCATTGGTCTTCTGCCTGGTCATGCCGATGTAGACAGTCGAACGGTGAGGCTTGGCCATCTGCGTAGTTACGGGATAACCCTGCTCCACTGAAGTCATCATCTGACTGGCCTGCTTGGCGATGTTGTCCTTGGCGTTGTACTGATCCTCGTCTTCGATCCAACGCTTGTCCACTCCGTAGCTGTAGCGGGACCGAATCCAATCGTCGCGCTGGTTGGCCATGGATTGGCCAAACGCTTGCAGGCGTTCTTGCGTGCGCTCCCTCTCCATCTCTGGATCGGCGACTTCTACTTCTACCTCAATTTGCTGGGGCTTCATGTGTTTGTCCTATCAGGCTGAACGGTTCATCTGGGCAGAGATGATGCCCGTGCCCATGGTTTGGTTAATGTTGCGATTCTCAGGATTGATGCCCGTCTTCATCGCCTGGCCACCCATTGCGCCGCCTGGGATTGGCTGCAATGTTGGTGGCCGCCGCATAACCTCTTTACCAGCGACCGGCGCGTTCTGAGATTTGCCGCTCGGCATGGCCGCATCGGCCCTGGAATTTTGGCTGATGGCCGCAAGGTTGGCTTGCGCAGGCGGCATGTCTTGCGCCGGTTGCAGTGGCTGCTGTTGACGTTGAGGCATCTGCATCATGTTGTAGGGTTGTGGCATGTCAGTATCCAGTCACAGGGTCAAACACGCCGAATGGCGTGACGTTGGGTGCGCGAGTGTTGCGCATGCGGGTCTCGGCTTCTTCTTGCGTTTTGGCCTTGCGACGCATCATCATGCCGTAGCGAGTAGCTGACAGCAAGTCGTCGTTGAGCTTGACGATCACGCCGTCTTTGCGGTGGAACAGGCGGAACTCCTCGAACCACTCTTCCAGGTGAGAGAACACTCGCAAGCGCATGGTCTGCATGCGCGTCAGCATCTCAGCGACACCGGCCTCCAAGCCGTTGCCGCCATCCTCGAATGTAGCGCGATCGGCCAGCATGTTGACACCCAGGTCCTTGTACTGCTTGGCCAGCTGTTCGCCTGAACCCTTGTCGTGCTGCAAGCCATCATGCGGCCAGGCCACTGGCACCCAGTCGCCTCGCGTGCGGATAGCCGAAGCGTGGATGGCCACGCTGGCTTCCTTCATTCGGTAGCAGTCAGTCACGTAGAGCGTGTCGCTGTCACGGTCCCACGCCATCCACACGACAGCTGTCGGGTGACCCCAGCCAAAGTCCAGGCCGACGATGCGCGGCCAGTGCGGTGGGATCGGGAACGACCGAACCTTGATAGCGTCCTCGGCAACCGGGAACACGCGGCCACTGCCCAGGATGGGAATACCCTTGGCCCGTGCTTCGCGCTCGTGCTCAGGGTATGCGTTGATGATGGCTTCGCGCTGCTCTTCGGTGTAGTGCTCGGCATCGTTGATCGTCATGTTGGTGACGTTGGTGCCTGCGGGCTTTTCGATCAAGAACCGCTTGACCACCTCGGACATGCCAAGCAGTGGCGTGAAGGTGACGCACACCTGGCCGCCGACAGCCTGGGTGCGGGTCAGGCCCTCAGAGTAAACACCAAGCGGTGGCTCCTCATCGAACCACACCCAGTTGACCGTGTCGGCCTGCCACTTGGTGCGGCCCTGGTCGTATGAGTTGAATTGAATAACCGAATCCTCGCCACAGTCGTGACGCACGACGATGCTGGACACTGCATCCGGCACGCCTTGCTTCATGCTGGTGTCGCGGATGCACTCGTAGGGAATGGAGCCAGTGCCCCATTCGTCGCGCACTTCAGGCGGACCAAGCAGCAAACGCTGCACGCCCTTGCGTGTCAATTCAGCTGACTCGGACCCAACCATTGCGCGGATCGCATAAGGGAATCGGGTGCCCTTCCACCAGTCAGGGTAACGGCCAGTCAGGTGCATCGCGGTCTCAAATGCGCCAGCCCATGTCTTGCCAAGCTGGTTACCGGCCATGAACAAACGCTCACGGAATGATGCGCCAGCTGTGTGGAACTCGACCTGCTTGTTGTACGGCTTGTAGGCTGCCAGGCGGTTGCGCTTGGCGCGAATGTCCTTGATCCGAAGCAGCTCGTAAACCTCGAGCTTCTCTGCGTGACTGAGCTTTGACAGATCAAGTTTCGAGAGGTCGAGGTCGTCGATTTTCATTTGCGTGCAGCCTTTGACAAGAACATGGCCAATCGATTGTCGAGCTGCTCAGCTGTGAGCTCCAGGTTGCCGGAGACTTTCATCTCGACAGACTTGAGCTTTGGCTGCGTGTATTGCAGCATCTCGTTGAGCACACGCAGCTTGGTGTCTGCGTCGATGGCATCAACCATCATTGGCTGTTTGGTTTCAGGGTCGACGCGTGGCTTGCCATTCGCATCACGCACTGGGACCTGGCGCTTCAAGATGTTGATCATCTCGACAGCCGGGTCCATGCCAGCCTCGCGCAGGGCCTCGGCCACAGCCTTGAGGTTGATGCCCATAGGCTTCTTGCTCGAGGTTTGCTTGGCGTGTCGGTGCGCAGGCGTAGGGCCAGCAGCCTCGAGGTCCTCGACGGACGCGAGCCTGGGCGGTGCGCCTGCCAGCTCAGCCAATCGAGTTGCTCCAGTCTTCTTTCCCATGTCAATCCTTCATCGCTTTGCGAATGATGCCGTTGCGTGCGCTGATCGCTTTGGCCTTGGCCTTCGCGTCTGCTTTGCTTGATGCGCCCCAAGCCTGCAAGCTCAACAACAGCCGGGTCGGCTCGCCGTTCTTGCGTTCAGGACCAGGCATGTTGCCCATCCTGGCCAGGAAGCTCGCGCGACGTGGATTGTCGCCGGACTTCACCGGAGCTTTGAGGTTCATGCCCTCAGCCTTGGCGCTTGCGCGACCCTTCGCATTGAGTCCACCCTCGGGGTTCTTCCCCTCGGATCGTTGCCACGCTGGTGTTTTCATTTCTTCATCGCCTTGCGAATGATGCCAGGCTTTGCAGTCTTCGCTGATTCGCGGAAAGCCTCTGCGGTCGGCGCACCTTTGGTGCCTGGTTTGCGCATGTGCTCACCGCTGCCAGCAGCGATTCGCTCTTGCTTGGCGTGAATGTTGGCGTAGAGACCGGGCTTCATTTTTTCTTCATCGCTTTGCGAATGATGCCCGTGCCCTTGTCAGCCTTGTTGTAGTCCTCAGCCACAGACACAGGAACACCCACCTTCTTAGCGAAGGCGGGGTTGTGAGCGGCTGCGGCCATCATCCTGGCCTGGGCAGCGGACTTGCTAGGCATTAGATTTTTCCAGCGATCAGGCCGTTGTTAAAACCCATGGGGGCTTTAGCCGTGCCGCCTTTGTATGCGGATTGGGTCTTATCGGTGCCAGGCATGGGCACGGACACTTTGCCAGGGATTTGGCCAGCGCCTTGTGTTTGATTGCCACCGCCGCCGATAGCTGCGCCGGTTTTCATCGGGTTGCCTGCTGCACGCATGGTGTTGCGGGATTCTGGGTTTGAATAGCTTTGCATAGTTAGCTCCTTGATTAGGCCATGAGGCCAGGTTGGGGTTGACGCTTTTGGGCCTCTTGCTCCCACATCTTGCCGTAGTTCTCCGGCCCTTCAGTGGATTGCTCTTGTGGGCTTTCGCCCGATTCTTCCTTGAGGATCATGCCGACGTACTTCAAGCACTCATCGGTGCTTTGACATTGGTACGGCTCCCCACCTTCGCTTGTTTCGACTGTGATATTGCCGTCGTCGCCGACGGTGATTGTGATTTGTTGCATGATTTTCCCAATGAAAAAGCCGCCTGAGAGGCGGCTTTGTTAACAGTTTTTTGAGACGCACGGTCCCGCGAAGAGTGTAAACCGACGTGCAAACCGGGTCAAGTGGCTGAAAACCATCAAAAAATCAAAATATTTGTTGCGTAAAAACAACGCCGGCAAAAAGATTTTTGTTGTATTTTTGCCGAAACTTAATATTTACTTGACAGTCACTGTCAGTGTGCTACATTGGAGTCCTAGTCAGAAACGACTGAGCCCCGAAGGACCAGGGGGATACAAAAAGGGAACCAGCCGATTACGCAGTACCGACCAGGGAACCTAAAGGCCAGACCGCTAAGAACCAGTCCCCCAGACTGACGAGTGCGAAGGATGGACCAGAGGGCAGCGTGCTGCCTTCCGGCGGTGTATCCAGGCGACCGTGACTGCTTGGTACTTTGGAGATCAGCATGGAAAAAGCACTTGCCAAGATCGACTTCAACATCAAGATGTTTGAGTCGTATCGGCCTGATGCGCATGTAACTGCCACGCTCGAACGGCTTCGGTCGGACCGGGCTGCACTGGTTGCATACGCCAACAACGAACGCACACGGGAGTCGCTGCCCTACTCAGCCACCGAATGGCTGTGGGAGATGCCTGCCTGGGGAACTTACGGAACTTAACTTCAAGGAGTAAATATGGAAAGCCTGCAATCGCGTTATCAAATTTACGTGGCCTGCGCCAAGGACCTTGGCTGGCCAATCAAAACCTTTGAGGAGTGGTTGAACTCCTAACCCCCAGGGCTTCGGCCCTTCCAATGCCCGGCGTGCTCGGCATTGGCGGTGTATCCAGGCGACCGTAACTGCTTGGTACTTTCAGGAGATAGACATGCCAACTGTCGTTTTGACAATCAAATCGGTGTACGGCCTTCCCAAGGTTTACCCAGCACCAGGCAACCGCACTGCTGAGTTGCTTGCTGCCCTGGTCGGCACAAAGACTTTCAGCACCGGCGACCTGGCCGTGATCAAGGCCCTCGGTTACGAAATCGAGTACGTCAGCGCCTACACACCGGAGGTCGTATGAAAAAGTACCGCGACATACCGCTCAGCGTACAACTGATCGATCTGGAAATGCCGCTGGTAGAAGTAGGGGGCAAGCGTTTTGACACCTTGCGCGAAGACTTCTACGACAACGCTGTGAACATTATGAACAGCGCCCGCAAATTCACCCCGATCTTTTCACCCTACGACATCGCGCTCAGCGGTGGCGAACCTTACTCAGTTTGGAGATAAACATGGACATCACAACCGCAATCAACATCATCGACAACAAGCGCGAGGCTTACGGCCTGGGCTTCCTGGAAATGCTCATCGAGATGGAAGAGATGCTTGCTGCCGACGAACTCGACAACCGGGAGGCTGTTGCCTTCCGCGTGTTTATGAGGGAAGGTCGGAAACTGTTTGCCCCCGCTTAACTTAAAGGAGATCACATGAAATTCATCGCATCAAAAGGCAACGTCGAAATCTGGGCTGCGTTCAGCCAAGCCGCTCAGGTTTATGAATTGTTCTTTGACAAGGACGGCGACAGCTACACAGGCTGGAACGTCGACTCGCTCAAGGACGCAAAGGCTGCTGCAAATTACATCTTCGCTGAACAGATGGCCGTTTGATCCCAGCGTGCTGCACCGTGACAGGGTGCAGTGCAGTGTGATCAACACTCCGAACCAGCCGGTCGCTGGTGTTTCTTTGGAGATTCTTATGGATACCACCGCTTTGAAGATGGTCGACGAGCTCGGCCTGTTGGAAGACCAGATCGACGCCTTGCAAGAACAGGCCGAAGACTTGAAAAACAAAATCAAGTTGCTGGGTGCTGGCACTTACAGAGGCAGCATGTACGTCACCACCGTCAAGCTGACGCCTGAAAAGAAAAGCGTTGCTTGGGCCAAGGTTGCCCAGGAGCTCGAAGCTCCCGCCGACTTGGTCACCAAGTACACCACCGTCAGCTACAACTTGCTGGCCGCTCAAACCGAACCTTTGGAGAACTGACATGGTTGACCAAATGTACGGTTGCGACATCGATGAATTCATCGCCAGCGTGGTCGACTCGATCACGTACCAGGTTGCTGGCGTCAACATGGTCGTCGCGGGCTTGATGTCCGACGCCCAAGAACAGATGGCCTTCGGTGACATCGAAGGCGCTCGGCAATCTCTCAATAAAGGTAAGGCCCTGATCTTCCGGGCCATGAAAGGGGAATTGGAATGCTGACACTTAACGACATCGCCGCGATCGAGTCGGATGACGAAGTCACCGAACTCGACTTTTACCTGGCCGTGCAACGCGCCATCAACTCCGGTGCCTGGTCGCTGCAAGGCAGCTATGGCCGGGTGATGATGGACGCCATCAGCTCTGGCCGTTGCTTGCTCGGACCAGCTGCTGCCCGTGACTACTACGGCAACGTGATCCCTTCAAGGGACGACGTGAAAGAAGGCACCAAGGGCAGCATCAGCTTCGTCGAAGCTGCCATGGGTGGTGACTGGTTATTTGAAATGGAGGGCGCATAGCCCTTGCAATGCCCGGCGTGCCGGGTATTGGCGGTGTATCCAGGCGACCGCAACTGCTTGGTTTTTTTGTAAAGGAAATGAATCATGTCTCACGAACTCACAACCCGCGCTAATGGCCGTGTCGAATTTGCCTACTTGGCTTCGGACGGAACACCCTGGCACGGCCTTGGCCAAGCACTCGCCGACGGCACTAGCCTCGATGCTTGGCGCGAGGCCGCTGGCATGGACTGGAAGATCAAGCGTGGCATCGTCCGCTTCAACACCGAATACAACGGTGGCCAGGTGGAATTGCCGGATCAGCACGGTCTGTTCCGCTCCGCCACGAAAGCACCCCTGGGTGTCGTGTCCCGCAAGTACCAGCTCGTGCAGCCTGGTGAAGTGATCGAGTTCTTCCGCGACATCGCCAAGGCCGGTGGCCTGGAGTTGTCAGCTGCTGGCACGATCTACGGTGGCAAGCGTTTCTGGGCTACGGCCAAGATCGGCGAAGCCTCTCCCGCTTCATTGGCCGACAAGATCGGCGGCTACATCCTGATCAGCACCTCGGCTGACGGATCGTTGTCCACTGAGGTGCGTCGTACCACTGTTCGCACCGTCTGCAAGAACACTTTGCAGATGGCCATGACCGACGCTCCCGCGTCTTTCAAGGTAACTCACCGCTCAGTGTTCAACCCTGAATCAATCAAAGAATTCATGGGCCTGAACACTGCTGCATGGGATGCCTTCCGTCACACAGTGACAAGCCTGGCCAACGTCGACATGCACGAAGAGCAGGCTGGCGACATGGCCGTCGCGCTCTTCGGTGGCGGTGACAAGGTCCGTGAGACTGCCGGTTTCAAGAAGGTCCTCGACCTTTTCAACGGCGGCGGCATGGGCTCCACCATGGACGGTGTCTTCGGTACACGTTGGGGCTTCCTCAACGCTGTCACTGAATACGCTGACCACCACGTCCGCGCTCGTAGCGATGAAAACCGCTTCGTTGCATCCCAGTGGGGTGCAGGCGCTGACCTCAAGTCCCGCGCTTTGGACTTGTTGACCGCGTAAGCACAGCGGTGCAGGGCATCCACCCGGGTGCCCTGACCAGTGCGCTTGCACACCGATCTGGCCGGTTGCCAGGGATCAGGAGAACACATGAGAAACGTGATCATCAAAAAAGCCATCGTGCTTGAACTGACTGGCGACGACTGGGACCTGTACACAGGAACCCGGGACTGCGAACCGGCTGCAAAGGCCCTCAACATTGAGATTGCAGCCATCATCAACGCCTCGACAAACAAGGATGAGGCTTACAACAAAGGCTGCAAAGTCTTGGAGCTGTACTCGGAATTCGGTGCGGGGGACACCGAACCGCGTTACGTGTTGAGAAACATCTTGGCTGAATTTTTTGGAGACTGACATGACATATTGGGAAAGCAAGGGCCGATACCAGGCCAAGGCCGATGCGTTGAGAGACCGGGTGCCATTCTTTGGCTCTGTGCCAAACGCAAAGACTTCCAACAAGCATTTTGAAAAGTTTCGTAAGGCATCGAACTGCTACTACGACCTGTACAACAACGGGCTTTGCAATTTGGCCCGTGAATTCAGCACCGTGTTTCGCATCCCTGGCGTGCCCAGGGAAATCAAACAAAACTACGGACGCTACGACATGATCAGCAAGTCAACCGCTGATGCAATCGAAGCCAAGATGGACGAAATTATTTTGGCTGCTGCCAAAGAACAGGGGATCGAATGAACCGCGAAGCCATTGCACTCACTCTCGTATACATCGCGGCCATGGTCGCTTTGTTGTTGGACATTTTTATCTGGAGACCGTTATGAACAGAACCCGCTATGCCAGGGCGGTGGCTATGGCCACTGCCGCTCACGCTGGCGTATTCAGAACCGGCACGAACGTGCCCTACATATCTCACCCGCTCGCTGTCTCGGCCATGGCCATGGAGTACGGTGGCAGTGAAGATGTTGCCATTGCAGCAGTTCTCCACGACGTGGTCGAAGACGCTGGCCGGGAATACATCATCCCGATCAGAGAAGAATTCGGTCCCTATGTCGCTGACCTGGTGATGGCCGTCAGCCACTTGGGCAAAGGCACTTGGAAAGAAAAAAGAATCGAGTACCTGGCCCACTTAGCCAAGGCAAGCAACGACGCTCTTCTGATTGCCGGGTCTGACAAATTGCACAACGCCAGGGCGATCGTCTCCGACGGTCCAACTGTGTTTGCAAAATTCAAGGCACCCAAGGAAGACGTCTTGTGGTACTACACCGAATTGGCCAGCATCATCGCTGCCAGGGGTGCGCCCATGGCATCCGCTTTAACTGAAACCGTAACCAAAATGAAGGAGCTCTAATGCCTAATCTCTCGAACACCAACATGCTCGTCACGTTGCCCAGTGGCAACCGTGCCGTGTATTCGGTGCAACCACAACACATGCCTCGCGAGGGCATCCTCGAGTCCTCTCGATGGCCAATCGACTACGGTCGCCAGGTCGCACACGAGCTGGACGGGGTTTGGTATCGGCCAGACGGCTGGACCCAGATCGATGACCCCAAGCTGGTCGCCTTGTTTGAAAGATGCCCGGAGGTGACGACATGATCGACGTCTCCGACGACTACAAACTGCACGTCGCGGTCACACCGACCCAGACTTTCGACCAGTACCACCTGAAGATCGAGTCCCAGTGGCTTGCAGCCAAGGACCCCAACGCCAGGCAGTTGGCCTACTCGGTCACACTGCCCCGGCACCAGATGCGTGCTATCGCTGTTGCAATCTTGGAGGGCTTGACATGAACCTCCTCGACTTTGACAAGTTCATCTACGACATCCCGTGGTCTGACAACGTGCGCCACAAGCTGCGCGTCATGGCCGACCGGGACGACCTGCGTTATTTGGTAGCCTGGGACAACGCTGGCCAGCCTTCGTGCTCTGCCTTCACCGGCAAACCCGATGCTTGGCCAGACGCTGCCTTCGCTATCTGGTCCAAGCGCGGAGACGACCCACGAAATGCAGCACAGCCCTTGTCCAAAACCATGCAGGCCCTGGCCTTGGTTCTCGATGAAGGCATGACCGTGTACGCTGCTGCCAAACAGGTTGGCGTGCACGAGTCAGCTGTTCACCGTGCGATCAAGAGGCGTGAAGGCAGAGACATCTGCCCTCACTGCAACCAGGTCATCAGAGATCAAGGTCCTGCGCCAGTCGGCGCATGATGCTGCCCGCGATCTCCCTCTCCAGGCCCATGATCACTTCGATCAGGGCCTGTTCTGCATCTCCAACCAAAGGACGTCGACCGGTGCCCCGGCAGTCGACGCAAACCTCACCGTTCAATACCGGGGCCCCTTCCACCGTTCCATAGCCACGACCCTTGCATACCTTGCAAACATCGTTGGCCAGGTGATCCAGGACCACATACACCACCCTGGTCTCATAACCCCTATCGATCAAACCCTCCGCGACCTTAAACACTTCGCGCGTGTCACCGGCATACCGCCACCTCCAAATCGACAACCCAAGCGGGTTGCTCTGTCCCGCCATTCCACAAGCCCTGATGATGTCGATGTCGCCCAAGTCATAGGACGGCGTCTCACCCAGGTTCTTGCTCGTCTGCGCACTCGTGATTTTCTCTTTGCTTGTCATCCTCGAATCTCCTTTACTGCGTCAATCAAAGCCTGCTGCATGTCGCCCTTGGTCTCAAGCACTCGCATGATCCGTTCATCAATCGTATTGACTGCAACCAGGTGATGCACCGTTACCTGGTGCTTCTGTCCTGGCCGTTGAAGCCTGGCGTTTGCCTGTTCGTACAAATCCAAACTGAATGGCAGCCCGTACCAAACAGCCACATTGCCGCCCACCTGTAGCCCGTCTACGCCGTGCCCGCCGCTTGCTGGGTGCATCACCATCAACTTGATATTTCCGGCCTGCCAGTCGTCCAATACGTCGTCGCCGGTGAACTTCACGGCCTGGGGGAATCTCTCTTTGATCCGGTCCCAGTCGTGAACATAAGAAATCAAACACAAGACCGGCTCACCCTGTTCCACTATCTCGGC